CCCGAATGCAATCGTCCGCTTACAGTTTGATTTCCACCAAAATGCAAGACAGTGAACCGCGATTCGAGAATTCCCGTCGTACTCCTCCCTCTCAGGAGGAGTCGACCGTTCAGGAAATGGGCAACCTGGTAAACCAAGCCCCCACTTGTGCGACAGTGAAGTCGTTGATGAGCCTTTCGGCTCTTCAATGGCTTGAAGGGACCCCTTTATGGGATCCGACACTTGTCTTAACAACATACAATGAGATAAAAGAGCTCATTTCAAGTGGTACCTCGGCACCTCCTCTCGACTTACTCTCTATGGACTGTTTCACAAAAGCTGGTCACATGGTACAATGGTACAAAAATACTATTAAACTATGGAAGGCCTCCCTAAATGGGGGAGACTATGGCTGGCATGCGGACAAACAGTTGTCTCAAGGACTGGAAGGGGCTCTCTCTATGGGGGCTCAGTCTAAGTTGATGGGGCGTTTATGGGCATATGCGGAGCACGGATTGATGGAGAAGTTTCTTAAATGGAGCACGGCTACCCTATGGGCGTCTATGCTACACCAAGAAGAATTACCTCCTTGTCCGGACTTCGTGATCTCTACTAATGGGGAACGATTGGTTTTCCTCTATGAAGAGAAGAATTGGGTAAAGTTATGTAGGTCTACAAAAAATGCAACTGGGGACAAGAAATTTGGACAGGTTGTTAGACTAATGATCATACTTACTAAGGATATGTACATGACAAAGAACGCCTCACTCGCTGTCGACTCGTCATTTGTTGAGGAAAATCTGGCGAAACACAAGAAAATCATGTGTGAGCCAAAGACCGAAGACCCTCTCAGTGATCGTATGGAATGCCTCATTACAAAGGCTATCCAACAATGCGCTGATGATATCTTCGGGTACCTACCCAACCAAGATGAGCGAAAGGTCGTGAAATACGACGAAAAAACACAGCAATACAAAATCAACAAAAGACACAAACTTCACAGATCCATCCCACTGGAGGCTAGGCCTCCTTCTCGTCTCCCTTCCCTTGGTGCATCGGTCAATTGCGGCCGTCATCAGGGGGGGGCAGTTGGTGACCTCTTAAGGAACCATGGCGAGAAGTATACACTACCGGAACCCGAAGAGGGTTACCTACATTCATACTGTACATACAGGACTGAATACGTGGACGTACGCACTACTCACGACCCAGAACTTTATACTGAGGCGGAGAACAGCTCGCGGAAGGCAGCTTATGCTCGATTAACAGTCGAAGCACAGGTTGTTCCTCTGCTGGAAGCGTTTAAAGTGCGGACGATCACGAAGGGTGATGCGGACCAATATCATTTGGCGCGCCGGTGGCAAAAGGTTATACATGGGGTTATGAGGAAACAACTTAACTGTAGACTAATCGGGCAACCGTGTAATGCAGCGCTTCTTTCTCAGACATTCGGGAACTCCCCCTACTTCTCTTGCGAGGATAAGGAGGGTTTCTTCGTATCTGGGGACTACGAATCTGCCACAGACCTTCTTCACCCCTTCCTTTCGGAGGTGGCGAATGAAGCCATCTGTCAACGTCTACGTATTCCGTTAGAGGACCAATGGGTCCTGAAACAGTGCTTAACTGGGCACGAGCTAAAATACTCTAAAAAGGGGACTCTATACAAACAACAATGGGGTCAACTGATGGGTTCACCGAGCTCTTTTCCTATTCTTTGCCTTATTAACTTGGCAGCCACGAAGGTGGCCTATGAAGAATACTTCCGATCTATCGGGGTTCTAAAGGAAAACGAGTTCGCAGTACTAGAGGAGCTACCTATGGTGGTGAATGGGGATGACATACTTTATTGGTGTTATTCACAGGAACATTACACTATATGGAAAGAGGTCACCAAACAGTGTGGCCTAAAGTTTTCTCTGGGAAAGAATTACACTCACAAAAGGGTGGCAATTATCAACAGTGAACTTTACTTCTTCAACCCGTCTATCCGACCTCAAGTGAGGGGACAGGGGGGTAAGAAAGAAGGTCAGTCGACCGCTATGAAGACAACATTCATACGTATGGGAGCCCTTCCACCAAATCCGCTGTTCACGAAAGTGGCAGCTGTGAACTCGCGTCTCCTTATCGGAGGGCAGAGAAGCACAGGGATGGGGGGGAACACAGAGATAAGGGACATAGCGCTTCTCACCGAGCAGGATATTTCGATCCTGGCCGCTGAGTTGAGAGCCGGAAAAACCCCGCCCCTAAAATACACAGGGGGTGAGCTCGGAGAAAGACAGCGACAAAAGTACAACTCGCTTACCACCGACGATGAACGACTAAGTTATCTACAATATTTACAACGAAAGGTTCCTGAGCGAAGAACTCAGAATCTAGAAGAGTATCTAAAGTGGAGAATGACGGTTGAGGCACGCGGACAGAAGGGTAGGGAGATGATCGCTGGCGATTACGATGTTGATCGCGCACGCCCAGCCATGATGAGAGCATTCACAAGTATCTTTAACAAGATCCAGATTGCCAAACTAGTTGACTTCAGAAAGGTCGGGCTAGAGAATGCGGATGTTGGAACACCGTACTATCTACCTCGATCCCTCGGAGGGTTAGGTCTTATCCCTCCTCCTGATCATCAATTCACCGCAATGGAAGTCCTGGAAGTTGCAACTTTGGAAGGTTGCGTCCAGTCGGCAGATAAATATCTCCGCAGAATTACTCCTGCTATGCCGAAGCCTGATTTTATGAAGGCTGTTTCCCACGAACTCAATCTCCAGAAAGATTTACTGGCTATTAAGAAGGAGTTCAAAGAGGACGAAGATATTGGATTACTTCGTTTCCTGGGTGAAGACGACGGGTTCTGGGAACATTCGTTCCTTTTAGGATTCGTGTCAGAAGATGCTATGATCGTGGACCCTTATGAGTTAGGGGAGGCTTATGTTAAGGTGCGAAATACCACACGCGCTTACAAAAATGAAGCACTAATGAGGGAGAAAGCACGCCAATACAAGCAGGGCGAGATGCTAGGCATATGGACAAAGGTACATGAGGATGATAAGTTGAAAGTGAAGGAAACGTCTGCAGGAGTTTTCCACTTGGCGGAGTTCAATGTTTTGGACTCTACCATCTTGAGAACCTACAGGCCGTCGCCGAAATACGAGTAAGGGACAGTGAATTCTAAGGGTAGGGCTAAGCCCCAGGATGAAGTGCAATTGACTATTAGGTGCATAGAAATGAAGGTGAAACCGGATTCTGCATTTATACATTCAAGAACATGGACTGGGACGGTTCCAAGCTATGGAAGAAGTCAGAGATTGGACTAGAGAGG